CAATTAGCGGCACTGGCCCCGTGTCCATTGCAGACAACGGCACGCAGATTTTTATTGCCTGCAATCCTGACAGCTACATCTACAACGAAAGCACGGGCGCGTTTGGGCCAATCACTGACCCTGACTTCCCCGGCGCGGTTACGGTGTCGTATCTGGACGGCTACTTTGTGTTCAACGAGCCAAACAGCCAGAAAATCTGGGTGACGCAGTTGCTGGACGGCACCAGCATTGACCCGCTGGACTTTGCCAGCGCCGAAGGTTCGCCTGACGGCGTTGTCGCGGTGCTAACCGATCACCGCGAACTGTGGGTGTTCGGCACCGACACAACTGAAGTCTGGTACAACGCTGGCTTGTTGGACTTCCCGCTGGCTCGCATCCAAGGCGCGTTTAACGAACTCGGTTGCGCGGCCCCGTATTCTGTCGCGAAGATGGACAACCAGATTTACTGGCTGGGTAAGGACGCCCGTGGTCAGGGTATGGTCTATCGCGCGTCGGGCTACATTGGCCAGCGCGTCTCGACGCACGCTATCGAATGGCAGCTTCAGCAGTACAGTAACATCTCAGATGCCACCGGCTACACATACCAGCAGGATGGCCATAGCTTTTATGTGCTGAACTTTCCCAGCGCCGACACGACATGGGTGTTTGACGTAGCGACGGGCGCTTGGCATGAGCGCGCGGCGTTTGCCGATGGCGTATTCTACCGTCACCGCGCCGATAATATGTGCAACTTTGGTGGCAACATCATCGTCGGCGACTATGAGAACGGCAACATCTACACGTTTGATTTGGACGTATACGCCGACAACGGCCAGCCGCAGAAATGGCTGCGGTCGTGGCGGGCGCTGCCAACTGGCGCTAACAACCTGACCCGTACCATTCAGCACGCCATGCAGCTTGACTGCGAGACAGGCGTTGGCCTTACCGGGCAACGCCCTGAAACAGGGCTTCTGTTAGCAGAGAATGACGACTTCTTGCTAACCGAAGATGGCAAGTATATTGCGCTGTCGTTTAATGTTGTGCAGGGCAGTGACCCACAGGCCATGTTACGCTGGTCGGATGACGGTGGCCATACATGGTCAAACGAACACTGGAAGCCGATGGGCATGATTGGCCAGTTTGGCTACCGCACGATCTGGCGGCGTCTCGGCGCTACCATGAAGATTCGCGACCGGGTGTATGAAATATCGGGTACTGATCCGGTGCGCGTCTACATCATGGGCGCTGAGTTGATACTGAGCGGGACGCGGGCCTGATGGTTGCCCCAATCAACCCTACGCAGCTTACGCCGCCGCGCGTCGCGTTGATCGACGACCGCAGCGGTGCGATCAGCCGTGAGTGGTATCGGTTCTTTCTGTCGCTGCTGACGGCTACGCAGACCAACCAATCTGAGACAGAACTCTCGCCTGACACGTCGTCGCTGTTGGCGTCCTACGACGCCATGCTGGCTGATCTTGCGCAGACAACAGAGACGCAGCCAGATGCAAACGCCGCTGCGGCGTCGCTCACGGCTGAATTGCAAGCATTGAACCAGACAACTTTGACCGCGCCCGCGATCCAAAACTCCAACACGCTGCGCACCAACTATTTAGATTGGGAGCAAGACGCGCCGTACGTAAACCGCATTGCTCGCGCAGGATGGAACAGTTTTGACCAGACCCTCAACATCGGCATGGAGTATGATGTTGTTCAGCAGGTGGGGCTGGAGCAATATGCTAGGGTCGCAAACTTTACCGGCGTGACAATCCCCAATGGCACGGTTGTCGGCTTCACAGGGGCTGTGCCTGACAGCGCCCTGTCAGTCTCCCCCTACCTCGCCAACGGCGCAACAAACACGCTGTATGTCGTTGGCGTCATGACGCACGATTTGCCCGATAGCGGGGATAGGGGCTACTGCACCACATTCGGCTTTGTGCGCGACGTAAACACCAGCGCGTTTGCTCTAGGTGACGTTCTCTACGCTTCACCAACAGTCGCGGGGGCGTTTACCAACGTGAAGCCGACCGCGCCTGATAATGTGGTGCCGGTGGCGGCGGTGTTGCAGGTCGGCACCACTGACGGCGTGATCTTCGTGCGCCCGACAATTGAGCAGCAGATTTATTACGGCGAGTTTACCAAACTCAACACGCAATCGCCCGCAGCGGCTAACACGGCGTATGCGTTGGTTTTTACCAACACCGAGATTGCCAACGACGTTTCTTTGGGTACGCCTGCGTCCCGCGTTGTTATCGCCAACGCCGGTCTCTACAACATTTCGGTGTCGGTGCAGATCACTTCCACCAATTCATCCCAAAAATCTGTTTGGGTCTGGCTACGCAAGAACAATACCACTGACATTCCCAACTCAGCCCGCGTCGCGTCGATCACGCTCAACAACGGTTATCTGGTGGTATCACTCAACGAAGTAGTATCGCTGCTGGCAGGCGACTTTATCGAAGTCATGTACGCGGCGGATAGCACTAACGTCAGCATCGCAACCGTTGCTGCGACGGCCTTTGCACCAGCAGCCCCTGCTGTTATATTGGCCGTTACGCAGACTGAGCAGTAGGAACAGGTATGGCCGTATCTATCAGCAACATCATTCCCGCCAAGACAGCGGAGAACACGCAAGTCACGCAGTACACGTCGAATGGCGTGCAGACGATCATCGACAAGTTCACGGCGACAAACTACAGCGCCGTACCGGCAACGATCAGCGTCAACCTGGTCACGGCTGCTGGCAGCGCGGGCAATGACAACTTGATCGTCAAGACCAAGACGCTTCAGGCTGGCGAGACGTACACTTTCCCGGAACTGGTCGGCCACGTCCTGCCTAACAATGGCTTCATCTCCACAATCGCAGGCACGGCGTCGGCCATCAACATCCGCGCCTCGGGGCGTCTGGTTAGCTGATGTTAGAGCGGTCTTTTGATACGGCGCGCATCAACGAGGTGGTAAACCACCCCTCGGTGCGCCCGTATGTTGGGCCGGGCGACTCTTTTGCGGATGTAACGCCGCTGGTCGAGGACACGGATAACTGGTTTTTGATGGGTGAACACGGCGGGTTTGGGCTTACCCAGACGGTGCCGGGCGTTCATGAAATCCATACGTTTATATTGCCGGAGGGCCGCGGCGCATGGGCGCGCGATGCTGCACAAGCGTTGCTTGATTTTGCGCGCGAGAACGGCGACAATAGAGTATGGACTAAAGTTCCGTCGGATCAGAAGAACGTCGAGGTTTATACGCGCCGCGCGGGTCTGAAGCCGACAGGTGAAGAAGTAGAGCTATTTGGAAAACCATACAAGATTTTTGGTTTGGAGTTTAGTCAATGCCTATCTTAGCACCTATCGCAGCTTTTGCGGCCACTTCGGCAGGCGCGGCGACTATCGGAGCAGGGATCGGCGCAGCCGGTGCTATTGGAGGCGGGCTTCTCGCGTCAAGCGGCGCTAAGAAAGCCGCCGCAACACAAGAGCAAGCCTCGCGGGAAGCGCAGGCATCTAACGAACGAATGCTGGAGCGGCAGATCGGGCTGCAAGAGCCGTTCCGTCAAGCTGGGCTTACCGCGCAAGAGCAGATCATGCAGTTACTGGGTATCGGCGGCGACAAGACCGCTGAAGGCTACGGCAGTCTGGCCAAGCCGTTTGGTACTGATCAGTTCCAGCAAGACCCAGGCTACGCTTTCCGCCAGTCGGAGGGTATGAAGGCGTTGGAGCGGTCGGCAGCAGCGCGGGGTGGTCTGCTGTCAGGCGGCACGCTGAAGGGCATCCAGCGGTTCGGACAGGACTTGGCCAGCCAAGAGTATGGCAACGCCTTTAACCGCTATCAGGTTGAACGATCTGCGCGGCTGAACCCGCTCCAGTCGTTGATGGGTTCTGGTCAGTCTGCAACTAATATGCAGACCGGCAATATTGGTCAGTCGAGCCAGAATGAGCAAGCTAATCTGATGAACGCAGGGCAGGCCCGCGCGTCGGGTTACGTCGGCAGCGCCAACGCGCTAGGCGGCGCATTGAGCAGCATCGGGCAGGCGGCGTCGTCGTACCCGCTGTATCAAGCGCAAATTGACTATCTAAAGCGCGCGCCAGCAGGTAGTTTGGGCGGCAGCGGTAACAATATGCTGCCGGGTACAAACGCGTTCAATATACGTCTTCCTGGATAATAAGGACGGACAATGGCTAATCAAGCAATCGCCCTTCAGGCCCGCGCACCGCAGCAGGGTAACTTCTTGGCCCCGGCTATGCAGCAGGCTGGCCAAATGGCTAACCGCATGGCCCAGCAGCAGGCGTTGGATCGCCAGACTGCGACAGCGGAGCAGGCTTTAAAAGTTTCGCAGGCGGGCGAAGCACGGGAAGCGGCTAAAGCGCCATTTATACAAACCAAAACAGAAGCCGATGCAACCGCCGCGCAAATGGATCGCGATTCTAAGGCGGCTTCCGTGCTCAAGAATGACTTGGGTATGGTTGAGTCCGGTAATATTAACGCGGCAACTGCATGGCGCGCTAGGGCCGCGCAACTACTTCCTGATTGGGCAGCATATTTGCCGTCTGCGGAAAAGATAGCTGGGGATAGACAGACCCAGCTTATGTTGGCCGGAACTGTTGAACAGATCATCAATAAGACTATCCCCACCCCATCGACTGTTTTGAACTTTGCCCCCGGCGGCAAAGCTTTTGCAATCACGACGGGGGGCGTCAACGCTCCCCGCGCCGACGAGGTTACTACAGGCAGTATAGCTGGCGCGCCGCCCGTAGCACCAACGACCATGACCTTGCCGCCTGCGGCAAGTGTGCAGCCAATGGCCGCGCCACGGACGCCGACAGGGGGTATGTTTCGGCCTATCTCGGCTACCGGCGGTCAGCCGCAGGGCGCAGACCCGCAGGCTGCGCTGCTGGCGTCGTTGACGGAAGCAAAGCAGACAGGTCAGATTGGCGCGGATGTTGTCGAGCAGCTTCGCCAGCTAGACCCTCGAATCACGCCCGACGCCCTCGACGCGATCCTTGCGCAGAACGGCATCAAGGTTGCACCGGGCGGTGGTATGCGTAGCGCCGTGTATCGCCCTGACGGCAACGCTATGGCACCGCAGCAGATCGCTAACAGAGTTGGCACGCAGTATGTTGGACGTGACCCAACGCAGTCACCGTTGCCGGGGTCGGCAATGGTGCCTCTGCCGCGTGTCGCTGCTGAAGCGCGCGCTGGTCGGCAAACTCCGGAGGAAGCCGCCGCGGTGGCGTCGGCTACCGCAACAGCTACGAAAGCCGCGGAACTTAAAGCTGAACAAGCTAAGAAAATACCCGCCAAGCGACAGGTAGATACGCTGCTGACAAAAATCCGCAACGCATATGAGACGTTAAACAAGGCAGAAGCTATCCCCTCGTCGGCGCGGGGCGCAGGCGCAAACGTCATGGATTATTTGGCTACAACCGGCGCGGGCCGTGAAGTCCAACGAGCATTTGGCACTAAAGCCAATACATCCCTGAATGAAATTACGGGGTCGCGTAAGCTGCTGGCCACGGCAATCAAAAACGCTACTGGCATGAGCGCGCAGGAAATGAACTCTAACGTCGAACTGCAATTGACCTTGGACGCGTTGACTGACCCAACGCAGGGTTACGAAAGCGCCATTAGCCAGCTAGATACTATTAGTGAGCTATACGGTACGGGTAAGGCAGCCACCAAAACACCTGTAGTACCGGTTCTGACGCCGGAACAAGTGCGCGCCAACCCTAACGTTAAGCGTTGGCAGACCACAGATGGAAGGATCATGACCCGACCATGAAACAAAATGATCCTTACGCCGGGTTAGGCACTTACGAACAGGGCGATGCAGACCCTTACGCTGGGTTGGGTGTTGTTCAAAAAGCAATGCCTCGCGCCAAAGTTCCACGCACGGGCATGGACAAGGCCACGCAAGTGGCTGGTGTTGCTGCCAACGCGCTGCTGCCTTACGCGACTGCGGCGGGCATGGGCGCGATGGCGGGTGCGCCTTTCGCCGGAGTCGGCGCTATCCCTGGCGCTGCGGGCGGTGTGCTGGCTTTGGGCTTAGGCGATCTTGGCACAAGCGTCTACAACCTAGCCACACCGCTCTTTGACGGTCAGCGTGTCCCGCTGCCGTCAGAAACCATGCAGCGCGGGTATCAAAGCATGGGCGCGGCCCGCGCACCAGAGACGCCAGGCGAACAGGTGTTCGGTGATATTCTGTCCGGCGCTGCTGGCGGCGGTGGCCAAGCTAAGGCTTTTCAGACCTTGGCTGGCAAAGCAACCTCACCCCAAGCACAAAACTTCATGCGTTTTATGGGCCAGAACATACGCGGGCAGACCGCGGCAGGCGCAGGAGCGGCTGCTGCTCCGTCCGTTGCGTCAAACTATTTTGATGTGTCAAACCCGGCGGCGTTGCTGGGTCTTTCCTTGGCTGGCGGCGGCGCAGGGTTTAAGGCCGGTACGCCTAAGACAAAGGCTATCCCGGCTGCCGCGTTGAAAGGCGAGGCATCTAAAATCTACAAGCAGATGGAGGCCGCAAACGTCAACATTGCGCCGACTACCATGACAGATTTGGCAAACGCAGCCCGCACAAAAGCGCAATCGCTAAAGTATGACCCCGATACCGATAAAGTGGTAAGAGAAGCGTTGGATTTGTTCGCTAAGAAAGCTGACAAACCTATATCGTTTGATATGCTTGAAAAGTTCAGACGGTCAGTCCGCGATCTGCCGTATAGCGAAGCTGGCGGAAAACGCGGTACGTCCGAAGAGCGTGCTATCGTTAAGGCGCTCGACGATACCATTGACGAGTTCATGGGGACGTTGACGCCTGCGCAGACAACGTCTGGCGACGCTGCTACGGCCAGCGCGCTGCTCAACCAAGCCCGCGCCGTGCGGTCAAAGGGATACCAGACAGAGACGCTAGAAAACGCGTTTAAAAAGGCAACCGACGAATCACAAAAATTAGAAAACCCTAGACAATTCGCGTCGGTGTTGCGGTCAGAGTTTACCAAGATAGCGGGCAATGAACGCAAGCTATCAAGATTTGATAAGCCTACGCAGGAACTTATTAAGAAAGTTGCCAAGGGTACTATAACGCAAGAAGGTTTGATGGCGTTAGGCAAGATAGCGCCTAGTTCGCGTTTGTTCGGTTCACAACTACCTGTTTATGGTGCTGGGTATGGCGGGCTGGCTACTTTATCACCTACCGCGGCGGCGGCTGTTGGCGGAGCGCAACTTACTGGCGCGGGGGCCAGAGGAATTGCGAACCAGATGACACGCGCCCAAGCGCAACGGGCGCTTGCAAGCGCCAGCGGCGTCGCCTCCAAGCCGCCAGGCTATTACGTCTTATCGCCGATTGCGCAGCAAAACGTGCTGGCGCAACAGCGCGCAAATAACCCAAGGTAACGGAACCCATCATGGCCGAAATCGACGAGACCAAAGCGCGATTGCAGACCCATGAAGAAGTGTGCGCGCTGCGCTACGACGGTCTGTGCGCCAGGCTAAAACGCCTCGAAGGCGTCGGCATTGCCGTCGCTGGGTTCATCATCGCCATGCTGTTGACGATCATTCTGAAGATGGGCTGATGAGCATCGTTCTAGGCCCGCGCTCGCTATCACGCTTGCAGGATGTTCACCCTGATCTGGTGCGCGTCGTCAAGCGTGCGGCGGCGATGTCTGACTTGGACTTCACAGTACTGGAAGGGCTGCGGACGTTAGAGCGGCAGAAGGTGCTAATGAAGAACGGTGCCACCAAAACGATGAACAGCCGCCACCTGACCGGCCATGCCGTCGATCTTGCGCCGATGGTGGGCGATGGCGTATCGTGGGACTGGCCGCTGTATCACCGGCTGGCCAAGATCGTAAAGGCCGCTGCGGCGGTTGAGAATGTCCCGCTCGTTTGGGGCGGCGGCTGGCGAACTTTCAGGGATGGCCCGCATTGGGAACTGCCTTGGAAGCAATACCCGAAAGGAACTTAATATGTCTATCGTAAACTTCGTTCTAACGCGCCTTAAAGAGCCATCGACCTACGCTGGCCTGTCCGGTCTGGCGTTGGCGCTCGGCGTCTCCAGCGACCTCTACGCCGCTGCATCGTCGGCTGTCGCTGCCGTTGCTGGTCTGGTCGCTATCGTCTTGGCAGAAAAAGCCAAGTGATTAAATTTCTGTCGTCCCTGCTGTCGCTTATCGAACGGGCGTTTGCCTATTTCGATCAAGAGCGATGGAAGCAGCAGGGACGGCAGGAAGCCCTGAAGGAAGCGGAAGATGCCCTACAGCGCCAAATCGAACTGGGCGAGGCGGCTATCGCTGTGCCTGACCCTACCCGCGATGAGCGGCTGCGCAACCGTTTCGACCGCGCCCGCGCCCGTCAATAGCTACTGCTCAATTGCTCGTCCAATCGGGTACGACAGCTTGCTGGATTCGTCGGAGACGCGCAAGGCGATTGAAGCCCACAACAGCCAATGGGTTTGTCTGTGCGAGCAAGACTGCCCCGCCAGCGTTCCAG